GCCCGGTTTTACCGCCGGGACGGTAAATTTATAAAGCCACAGCGAAAAACAAAAACGAATCGGAGGCGGAAAGAATGACGGTAAATGAATTTGCACAGGATGTCCACAAAAACGCCGTTGCGCACGGTTGGTATGATGCGCCTATCACGTTCCCGGAAGTCGCGGTTATGATACACGCTGAAATCTCGGAAGCCGTGGAAGAATGGCGGAGCGGAAACCCGGTTATCTACGGCACGTGTGCGCTGTCGCCGGAGAATTGCAAGTTTTCAAAAATCTGCGATAACGTCGGGCATCCTTCGGGCGCTGATACGGAGGGGAACTGCAAGCCGGAGGGCGTTGCGGTCGAACTCTGCGATGCGGTCATGCGCATCATGGATTTTCTTGCGTTCATGGGCGTAGACATTGAAGCCGTGCTTATGGCAAAGCACGAATACAACAAAGGGCGCGAATACCGGCACGGCGGGAAGCGCGCATAAGGAGGCGGGCTATGATTAACTATTTTGACGCAGCGGAAAACACGCTGCGATCACGTTCAATGCTTGAAAAGGCATTGAAAAACCTGATGCGGCGGCAGGAAAGAATCATGCGCCACAATGCGCCGTCTGGCTATCCGTCGTTAGATACGTCGAAGCCGTACACAAGCACGAAAAGTGTAAACGATGCGCTGACAGATTGCATTGAGATTGCCGAAGTTGCACGGGAGATCAACTGCACAAAAGACAAGATCGACGAAATCGACAGCGTATTGCAGCAGCTTGACCCGCAAGACGCGGAATTACTGCGCCTATGGTACATAGAGCGGAAAAGCAAAGAAGAAATTGCCGCACAGGTGAACTATGCGTCGCGCACGTCAATCTACGATTTGCGCAATAAAGCCGTTGCGGGCTTTGCTGTGCTGTACTTTGGTGCGGATGCTGGGGCGCTGCTCTGACCGCGCCGGACGCTTTTGAAAAAAGTCTGAACAGAAAGTTTCGGAAATCCGTGCTATGCTGATAGCCGTAAAGGGAGGTCGAGGAAACCTCGCCGCCGTGCGCCTTGCGCTTATGCGCAGGGCGTTCCCTTTACCCTTTTGCAAGGAGGCAGCGGAATGAAAGCATTTGCAAAAGCATTCTACGAATCGGCAGCATGGCGGCGGACGCGGGCGTACATCCTGAAACGCGACGCGGGGCTATGCGTCAGGTGCGGCGCGCCCGGTTGCATCGTCCATCACAAGACGGAATTAACGCCGCGAAACATAGATGACCCCATGATTACGCTGAACGAAGATAATCTTGAAACCGTCTGCCGGACGTGTCACGCGATTATTCACGAAGGAACGCCGCCGCTTGCAGACGGTCTTGCTTTTGATGCAGACGGAAACGTTATCGAATCCGCAATATCCCCCCCGGTGCGCCGCTGAAAATTTCCGGCGGCGTAACCGCGCTTCACCCACGTTTAGAACCGCCCCGGTCGCGCACATGAGGGGGGGTAACGCAAAATTCAGGAGGTGGCATACATTATATGGCGGAAGAAAAAAAGACATACGAAGATATGTCAAACCCTGAAAAAATTGACGCGAAAAAGCGGAAAATTAAAAAACTTTTCCGTGATTTACCCACAGAAAAGAAACAATTCGCGGAGGGTTTAATCAATCAATTCGCGGTCACGTCGGTTACGCTGGAACGCCTTGCCGACGCGATCAACAACGGCGATCTTATCGAAGATTTTGTGCAGGGCGCACAGAAAATGCGTCGGGAGTCCCCCGCCCTACGCGCCTATAACACGACGATCAAATCGTTTTCCACGCTGACAAATCAGCTTATCAGCCTGCTGCCGGAAAAGGAAAAGAAAACGGCGGGCGATGAACTGATGCAGTTTATTACGAAGCCGAAAGCGGCGGGCAGATAATGAACTATGTGCGCGAATACTGGGGGCGGATTTCAAGCGGCGAGATCGTCACAAGCCGCCGCGTCAAAGCTGTCTACGGGCGGCTGATGCAGGAAATGGACGCGCCCCCGGATGATTCGGCGTATTATTTCGACGAAGAAACCGGAGAACGCCCGATTTTGTTCATTGAGCAATTCTGCAAGCAGTCGCAGGGTACACTCGGCGCGGCGTTGAAGCTGGAATTATTTCAAAAGGCGTTCATTCAGACGCTATTCGGTTGGCTTGAAAAAGACACGGGATACCGGAGATTCCGCGAAACGCTGCTTTTGGTCGCCCGAAAGAACGGCAAAACAACGCTGCTTGCGGCTATCGCGCTGTATCTGCTTGTCGCGGACTATGAGGGCGCGGCGGAAATCTATTCCGTAGCGACGAAAAAAGATCAGGCGAAAAAGACGCTGACCGAAGCCGTCAACATGGTCAAGCAGTCGCCGGAACTGCGCGCGATCATCAAAAAGCGCCGGAATGATATTTACTTTCCGGCGACGGCATCCATCTTTGAAGCTCTCGCGTCGGATTCCAACACGCTTGACGGTCTAAACTCCCACGCGGTTATCATCGACGAATTGCACGCCATTCGTGACCGTAATTTGTACGAAGTTATGAAGCAATCGACCTCCAGCCGCCGACAGCCCATCGTGATTATGATTACCACATCCGGCACGGTACGCGAATCCGTGTTTGATAACATTTACGAATTGGCGTGCAACATAGCCGACGGCAAGATAACGGAAGATACGTTTTTGCCGGTGCTGTATGAACTGGATGACCGCGCCGAATGGACAGACCCGCAAGCGTGGATAAAGGCGAATCCGGGACTCGGCACGATCAAGCGTTATTCTACACTGGCATCATTCGTCGAGCGGGCAAAGAAGAACCCGGAAGATTTACCCGGCGTTCTCTGCAAGGATTTCAACGTAAAATCCGTGACAGCGGCGGCGTGGTTAAGCTACGACGAAGTAAAGAGCGACGCGACGTTCACGATGCAGGACGTGTATAACACGTACGCAATCGGCGGTTGTGACCTGTCCGCGACAACTGACCTGACGTGCGCGACGCTCCTGATTCGCAAATCTGGGGATGACCCGCAAATTTACGTTTTACAGCATTACTTTTTACCGGCGAAGAAGCTGGAAATGCTGGACGAACACAACACGCAGGAAGCGCCCTATAAAACATGGGCTGACCGTGGATTGCTGACGGTCTGCGACGGTGTGCGCGTGGACTATTCCGACGTGACGGCGTGGTTCTGCCAGATGCGCGACGAATACAAGATCGACACGTACAAAGTCGGATATGACCGCGCCCTCGCGGGTTACTGGGTCGATGAAATGACCTCCAACGGCTTTGAAATGGTCGCCGTTGCGCAGGGTCCGTTTACATGGTCGCAGCCGATGCGCGAAATGGGCGCAGCATTCGCAGACAAAAAAGTGAATTACAACAAAAACCCCGTTTTGCTTTGGTGCCTGACGAACACGGCGGTCAAGAAAAGCGGGGTCAACAATATCCAGCCCGTGAAGATTTCCGACAAGCGCCGCATTGACGGCGCGGTTTCGCTCCTGAATGCGTGGGTCATCTATGTGCGGGATTTCGAGGACTATATGTATTTGGTGGGGTGACAACATGGCAGAAAAACGAGGGCTATTTCAGTCGATCTTCGGGAAGAAGCAGCAAAGCGACAAGGATTTTCATGCGTACAAGCTGCTTAGTTCGTGGGAATCGACCTTTTCGCCGTATTCCGGCAATATGTGGGATATTAACACGGTTCGTTCCGCCGTGGACGCATTCGCCCGCCGCGCATCGACCGCGCAGCCGCGCCACGTCCGGCAGTCCCCGGAAACGACGGTATCCGTCAATGACTACGTTGACCGCATCTTGCAGTATCAGCCGAATCCGTACATGACGGCGGCTGATTTTTATTACAAGCTGGCGGCACAATACAAGGTCTACAACAACGCCGTCGCGTATCCCGTCTTTGACAGCCAAAGGCGGCTTGTGGCGATCTATCCCATCAACGCGCAGTATTTTGAATTGCTTGAATACATGGGAACGCTGTATTGCCGGTTCAAATTCGCAACGGGCGCGTCGTATATCTGCGAGTATTCCCGCATTATCCACATCCGCAGACATTTCCTCGAAAACGATATTTTCGGGGATGACAACCGCCCGCTGAATCCTGTTTTGAAAACGGCAAACACGTTCAATCAGTCTATGTCGAAGTTTGCCGAACTCGTCGCCGTCATTCGCGGCATCCTGAAAGTTTCAAACGCCGTGAAAAATGAGGATTTGAACCGCCGCCGTGACGATTTCGTACGGGACAATTTGCGCATGGAGAACAACGGCGCGGGCATCGTGGTCACGGATTCCAAGTATGACTATACGCCGCTGAACGACAAGACAACGCCGATTCCGGCAAATCAGCTTGAATACATCAAGACGGAAATTTATGACTACCTCGGCGTTTCAAAAGAGATCGTCGAAAACACGGCTACCCCGCAGCAGGAACAGGCTTTTTACAGCGGCGAAATCGCGCCGTTCTTCCGCAAGCTAACGCAGGCGTTCACGAACGTGCTGTTTACAGAACGGGAGATCGGACACGGCAACCGCATCATTTTCGCCGCAAATTCCGTGCAGTTTGCAACGCTGCCCGAAAAGGTGACGGCGGCGAAATTCCTGACGGAGATCGGCGCGGCGACGCTTGACCAGATTTTGACAATGTTCGATATGCCGACAATCGGCGGCGAAGAAGGTGCGCGCCGCGTCCAGACGTTGAACATGGTAAATGCAAAACTTGCCGACAAGTATCAGACGGGCGCAGACGGAGACACGCCGCCGGATGACCCGAAGAAGGAAAAAGACCCGCCGCCCGCAGAGCCGGACGGCGGAAAAGCAAAGGAGGCTTAACGTTATGGGTATGAAACAAGGGCGCGAATACCGTGCCGTGCAGGATTTTTCCCTCGTTCCACGCGCAGAAGAAAAGGACGAATACCGTGTGCGCGGTACGGCGGTCGTGTTTGATACGCCGACGGTTCTTTTTGAATACGACGGCGTGAAGTATTCCGAGGTCATTGACCGCAACGCATTTGACGAATGCGATATGTCCGACGTGATTTTTAACTACAATCACGGCGGCAAGGTGGTCGCCCGTCTGCGCAATAAAACGCTTACGCTGACCATCGACGAACGCGGCTTGCACATGGAAGCCGACCTCGGCGGCACACAGGCGGGGCGCGAACTGTATGAGGAAATCGACGGCGGGTATGTCGATAAAATGTCCTTTTCCTTTTCTGTGCGCGAATCCAAGTATGACAGCGTAACGCATACCCGCACGATCACAAAGGTCAAGAAGCTATACGACGTGTCGGCGGTGGATATTCCCGCGTACAAAGACACAGAAATTTCCGCGCGCAGTTTCTTTGAAGTGGAGCATTCAAAGGAACTGGCGGCTTTGGAGCAAGCCGCGCGCAGGAAACGTCTGATAGCTTTGACATACTGAAAACCCACATTTTTTGAATTTATGGAGGTAAAAACATGAACATTGAGAAAAGACGCGCCGAAATCGCCGCGCGCAAGGCTGAAATCCGCAAGCTGCTTACCGATGACAAGAACGCCGACATTGACGCGCTGGAAAAGGAACTGCGCGAACTGAATGAGGAAGATGCAGGACTCGAAAAGCGTCAGGCAATCGAACGTATGCTGAATTCCGGCTCGGCTATGGGCAATCCCATCGAAAACCCCGTCGCTGCCCGCAGCCTGCCCGTAGAGGATACGGAAAAGCTGTATCGTTCCGCATGGCTGAAAACCTTGCAGGGCAAGTCCCTGACGGACGATGAAAAGCGCGTTTACGAACAGCGCGCGTATTCGACCGCTGCAAATTCCGCGCTGCCCATCATCCCGGAAACGACCGCGAATCAGATCATCAAGAAAATGTACGAGGTCGCCCCGATTTTGCAGCGCTGCAAAATCTTCCACGTCCCCGGCAATTTCAAATTCGCCGTCGAAGGCACGAACAGTGACGCGGCGCTTCACACGGAGAACGCAAGCATTACCGCCGCCTCCGACAGCCTGACTTCCGTTTCCCTGACGGGCTACGAAATCGTCAAGCTGGTCAAGGCATCCCGCGCATCTTCCGAAATGGCGCTGTCCGCGTTTGAAAGCTACATTGTCGAAGTGATTGCCGAATCCATCGCCCGCAAGATTGAAAATTACATCTTCACGGGTACGGGCAGCGATCAGCCGGGCGGCGTGAAGGTCGCGGGCAAGGGTACAAGCGGCGCGTACACGGACGGCACAGATCAGGTGACAGTTGCAAAAACGGCATCCCTGACAGAAGAAAATGTAGTTTCGCTTTACGGTATGCTTGCGTCCGGCTATGAGCGAAATGCCGTCTGGTGCATGAACAAGGCGACGTTCTTTACTGATTTCTTCCCGCTGATGAACAAGTCGAAGAACAACCTCATCGAATTCGCAGGCGGCAAGTATTACATCATGGGCGCAGAGGTCTACTTCACTGGTTCGCTTGCGGCACATGAAGCGTACTACGGCGATTTCGAGTACATCATCGGCAACTATTCGCAGGACATTACGGTTGTCCGCTCTGAGCATTCCGGGCTTGCAACCAACAGCATTGATTACCTCGGCGCGTGTGTCTTTGACTGCAAGCCGGTTGCCGGACTCGGTGCATTCGTGCATCTCACAAAAGCAACGGCGTAACGCGGAGGGCTGAACATGGCAGTTAGCAGCGAATATGTCGCGGCTATCCGTCAACGTTTGCGGCTGACAACCGACAATTTCGACAATGAAATTACCGACCTCATCAACGCCGCCCGCGCAGACCTTGCGCTCGGCGGCGTTGTTGAGGAAAAAGCAAACGACGAAACTGACCCGCTGATTCTGAAAGCGGTCGAAACGTACGTAAAGGCTGAATTCGGGCTTGACAACGATGATGCGGAGCGATACCGCGCATCGTACAAAGAGCAGCGGAACGGTCTGACGCTATCGGATAAATACATTGTCGCGGAAGGAGGTTAGCCCGTGTATTGGCGCGATGTCGTGATACTCCGCGCCGTAGTCACGGACACGGACGCGGACGGATACCCGGCGGAAGTCGTGAAGGAAACGCGCGTTTTCGCGGACGTGCAATCCGTCAAGCGCACGGAATTCTACGCCGCAAAGCAGATCGGCATTGATCTTGCAATAACCGTGAAAGTCCGATACGGCGATTATGGCAATCAGGAACGTTTGCTGTTCAGCGGCAAGGAATACAAGGTCGAGCGGGCATACACGGACGCGCGCGAATTCTACACGCTGGAATGCTCTGAATTCAAGGAGGCAAGCGCATGAATGTCAACGAAACGCTGAAAACGATGTTTTCCGACCTCCTGCCGGTCGCCGCTGATACCTACAAGGGCAAAGCGACGGAATACATCGTTTTCAACTATACGGCTATCCCGGAGGATTTCGGGGACGATGATGCGCAACACTGGCGTTATCTTGTCGAAGTGGGGCTATTTACTCCGCATGAAAAGAATTCGCTTGCATACCGACGGGAGATCACGCGGCGGCTCGTCGCCGGGGGCTTTACGCGCCCGGCGATCACGCCCGCCTCTGACGCGAACGGTCAGCATTACGTTTTTGAATGCGAGATTTCCGGGGGTGTTGACGATGGCTAAATTGTCTGTGAATGGCTTAGACGAACTCATTGACGATCTTGAAGAAATTGCACGTATGCCCGATTCCGTCGCCCTTGAAATGCTGACGGCGGAGGCGGAAATCATTTCAAAAGAACAGAAAACGGCTTTTTCGTCGGCATACTCGAAAGGATACTCAAAAGGGATTACCGCCCGCAGCGTTTCATATAGCAAAAAACTCAAAAAAACGTCAGACGGGCGCGCAATCTATGTGTATCCGAAGGGGACGCGGAATGATGGAAATAAACGGCGTGTTGCAGAGGTCGCATTCATCAATGAGTACGGTGCAGCAAAACGCGGAATTCCGAAGCGTTTGACAATCAGAGCGGCAAACGAAAAAGCCGCAAT